GACGAAGCTGACGGAGAGTTACCTTTCTAAATAAATTATTAAAAAAAATCTGACGGGAGCAGTTTATTGTTCCCGTTTTTTTGTTTATATTTTATAAAAAAAAAACACTATGAAACCATTTATCGCAGAAAAATTAAAAACAGCTTTAATAAAAAAATATGAGGCTGAGATATCAGATTCTGAAGCAAGATTATACATTTATTTCAGTAGCTCAGTTGGTATTGGAGAACATCCACAACATACAGAAGAAATGGATAATTTAGTTGAAAAATTAACAAATGCAAAAGACAAACTACAAACAATTATAAATTTTAATATTTATGGGGAAAATGGCAATTAAAAAAAACGACTTTAACTCAGTAAAGAAAAAATTCTCTACTTCTGCTAAATACAAACCACAAAGATTTTTTGACTTAGGTTCGGACTTCTTAGACGCGGTTGGACTACCAGGTCCTGCAATTGGACACTTAAATATGTTCTTGGGTCACTCTGACACAGGAAAAACAACTGCGTTAGTTAAAACTGCCGTTGATGCCCAAAAGAAAGGTATTCTACCTGTATTCATCATTACAGAACAGAAATGGTCGTTCGAGCACGCTAAATTAATGGGGTTTGAATGTGAAGAAGTTGTTGATACTGAAACAGGAGAATTAGATTGGGATGGATTCTTTATATTTAATAATAATTTTGAATATATAGAACAAATTACTGATTATATTAATTCGTTACTTGACGCTCAAGAAAAAGGAGAATTAGATTATAGTTTATGTATAATGTGGGATAGCGTGGGTAGCGTTCCCTGCAAAATGACTTTTGACGGAAAAGGTGGGAAGCAACACACGGCTGGCGCATTATCTGATAAAATTGGAATGGGTATTAATCAAAGGATATCAGGTAGTAGAAGGTCAGATTCAAAATATGAAAATACTTTAATTATCGTAAACCAACCTTGGGTTGAATTACCTGACAACATATATGGACAACCTAAAATTATGGCGAAGGGTGGAAATGCTATTTGGTTAAACTCATCTTTGGTATTCTTATTTGGTAACCAAAAAGGTGCAGGAACTAATAAGATTACTGCAACCAAAGACAAAAGAAATGTTAAATTTGCTATCAGAACTAAAATTTCTGTAATGAAGAATCACATTAATGGTTTGGGTTATGAGGATGGTAAGATAATTGTAACACCACATGGGTTCTTGGCGGGTAAAGAAGCTGCGGAAGAAAAAATATCTATTGAAAAATACAAAACAGAACATGCGGAATATTGGAAAGAAATCATTGGTACTGATGGTGATTTTGATTTGAAAGAAGAAAAAGACGAAAAAGAATAAAAAAAGTAACAAGATTTTATATTAATTTAAATCACAAATGTGATTAAGACATTACTAGTAGACGGAGATAATTTATTTAAGATAGGATTCCACGGAGCAAAAGACGTGTTTAACGACGGAGCTCATGTGGGTGGAGTATTTCACTTTGTGAGTGTACTCCGTAAATTTCTTAATGAACACAACCATGATAAAGTTGTTGTGTTTTGGGACGGAGATTCAAATTCGTCCATCAGAAAATCTATATACCCCCAGTATAAGGCGAACAGACGACAAGACGATATGAATGAATATAAGTACGAATCGTATTTGTATCAGAAGTCTCGAATCAAACAATATCTTGAGGAGATATTTGTAAGACAGGTTGAGATGCACGACAATGAGGCAGATGACTTAATTGCTTATTATTGTAAGATATCTAAAGACGAGAAGATTATCATTTTTTCTGCGGATAAAGACCTTACACAGCTTATCTCTGAACATGTGACAATCTATTCACCTATCACAAAACAGTACTTTAAAAACGGAGATATGATATCTATGAACAAAGTGGATATACCTCACTACAATGTATTGTTGACAAAGATATTCACGGGGGACAAATCAGACAATATTGAAGGAATACAGGGACTTGGAGAAAAAACATTAGTTAAGTTTTTCCCTCAGGTGCAGAAGAAACCTTGTACTATGGAAGAAATTTTAGATTGTGCTCGAAATCTTTTGCAGGACAAACCTTCAAAAACATTCACAAATCTTTTGACTGGTAAGACAAAATCAACTATACTTGGTGAAGAGTTTTATACAACAAACAAAAAGATAGTCGACCTTACAAACCCTTTAATCACTACCGATGGAAAAAAATTAGTTGAACAAATTTTAACTGACACTATAGACCCTACAGATAGGGGATATAAAAATTTAATGAGAATGATGGTGGAAGATGGACTTTTCAAATATCTACCAAAAAATGACGAGGCTTGGGTAAACTTCCTAACACCTTTTATGAAATTAACAAGAAAAGAAAAAAGAAACACAAAAAAAAATTAATTATGAAAGAACAAGACAGCACTAAAATAGAATTTTTATTAACATTAAACGATAACATCGTTGTTCAAAGATTCTTTAATGTCAGAGGGTATAACCCAAAGGCAAAAAATTCCGTAGACTTATACGACTTTATCTCACAATTTAAAAGAGAACTTGAGTATCACCTAAAAATGAAAACAGTAATTTATATGATGGACAATATGAATTTAATTATCAATGACCCGTTAATCATGGAAACATCCCTTACTGAAGGTAGTGAACAATTTAATATTTATCTTAAAATTGGTGAACAGACAATTTGTCATAGATGTATTGATGGAAAAAAATTCCCACCAAAAGTTCGTTATACTGTTGACGTAAGACCATTTTTAAAAAACATGTTAAAAGAATTAACTGACATTTTTTCCGAACAAAAATTAAGTTTAGAATATTTGGGATTTGACTTAAACAAGTGAATATTTAATAAAACAGACGAGAGAAATATATCATATGAACAAAAACTTTGACTACTTAGGAAACACATTCCAAATACAACTTTTAAACCAACTTATTGTAAATAAAGAATTTTCAACATCAATTATGGATGTTATTGAAACAACATATTTTGATAACAAATACTTTAAGATTATCTTGCAAATGACCAAGGAGTATCACACCAAATACCAATCTACCCCTAATTTTGATACTCTCGAACAAATTGTAAAATCTGAGATTTCACAAGAATTGGTTGCAAAAATTGTTATTGACACTATTAAAAAAGTAAAAGATGCACCATTTGAGGGTACACAATTTGTTCAAGAAAAAGCGTTGAAGTTTTGTAAACAACAAGAACTACAAAAGGCGATGGACAAAGCCCAAAAAATTATTACTGAAGGTGACTTTGAATCTTATGACAAAGTTGAGAGTTTGGTTCGTGAGGCGTTACAGGTTGGGGAAAAAGATACTGGAACCCTTGATGTTTTTTCTAATCTTGAAACAGTACTTGATGAGGATTTTAGACATCCAATTCCATTAGGAATACCTGGTATTGACAGATTGCTTAAGGGCGGTCTTGCAAAGGGTGAGATTGGGGTTATCCTTGCACCGACAGGTGTTGGTAAAACTACCATCTTAACAAAGATTGCCAATACCGCGTTTAATCTTGGGTATAATGTTCTCCAAATTTTTTTTGAGGACAATCCAAAAATTATACAACGTAAACATTTCACACTTTGGACTGGAATTGAACCTGATAATTTAGTAAAACACAAAGACGAGGTTATGTCTAAAATTACAGAAATTAAAGAAACCATGAAGAATGAGTTAATTATGAAAAAACTACCTTCAGATTCTATAACTATGAATCAGATTAAAAACCAAATCAGAAAAATGATTGCTGACGGAACAAAAATTGACTTGGTACTTTTAGATTATATTGATTGTATTGTACCGGAAAGTACAAGTAAGGACGAGTGGAAAGCTGAGGGTTCGGTTATGAGAGGTTTTGAGGCAATGTGTCACGAACTGTCATTAGTTGGATGGACGGCAACACAGGGTAACAGAAGTTCTATATCTTCTGAGGTTGTAACCAACGACCAAATGGGAGGTTCTATTAAGAAAGCACAAGTTGGACACGTTATCATTTCCGTGGCAAAAACTTTACAACAAAAAGAAATGAATTTAGCAACCATCG